CCTAGAGATTGAACACGCCATAATTGACCGAGGTAACGGGGAATACACCTCAATGCTGAAATCAACCTATGACGCTATGCAAGCGGAACAATCCACACCAATAGTTACTGAATAACTAGATCAGATTCGGGGGAATCAATGCGTTTTCACGTAGTGGCACTGCCACACACACAGGTAACAAAAGACTTTGCAACTTGCGCCTATACAGAAAAGGTGCGCCGCTTTTGCATCATGATGACAGACCTCGGGCACGAGGTCGTTCTCTACGCTGGTGAGCAAAATGAAGCACCAGTGACAGAGCACGTAGTCTGCATCAACGAAAAGCAGCGAGCTGCAGCGGTTGTGGGCGGTCACTACACCACCGCGTCGTTTGATACGAGTCTGCCGCATTGGCAGGTCTTCAACACAAACGTGATTCGCGAAATGGGACAGCGATTAGAACAAAAAGACTTCATCTGCTTGATTGGCGGCTCTGCACACCAGCAAATCGCCGACGCGTTCCCCGCTCACACCTCGGTCGAGTTTGGCGTTGGTTACGGCGGCGTCTTTTCAAAGTTCCGCGTTTTCGAGTCCTACGCTTGGATGCACTCAATCTACGCAGGTTGGAAAAATCCGACGACTGCAGACGGCAACTTTTTCGACGTTGTAATACCTGGGTACCTTGAACCTGAGATGTTCCCGATGGGTTACGGCGAAGGAGATTACTACTTTTATATCGGCAGACTCATCGAGCGAAAAGGCTACAACATCGCGCAAGAGGTCTGCCAGCGCCTCGGCAAGAGGCTCATAATCGCGGGCCCTGGGCAGCCCAATGGCGGGTACGGCGAGTTTGTCGGCAACGTCGGCCCCGAAAAGCGGGCAGAGCTGATGGGCGGCGCCATTGCGCTATTCGCACCGACAATCTACGTTGAGCCATTTGGCAACATCGTGGTTGAAGCTCAGACTTGCGGCACTCCAACAATCACGACCGACTGGGGCGCTTTTACTGAGACCAATATCAACGGCGTGACTGGCTACAGATGCCACACGCTGGCAGAGTTCATGCAAGCGGCAGAGGACGTGAAATCCTTAGACCGTGCAGCTATCCGAAAGCAAGCGATTGAGAAGTATTCACTCGAAGCAGTCGGCGTACAGTACGAGCGCTATTTCAAGCGGTTGTTGACCCTTTGGGACGACGGCTGGTACCAACTAGAGACAGAAAAGGCCACTAAATGAGCTTATCGAACAGACTGCGTAAGGCTAGTGAGCAGCGTGCTGGCAATCAATTCGTTGAGCCAATACTACCTGGCCGCCCAGCCTACTCAACACCAGCTGGTGTTGATGTCAACGCTGACACCGCGGTTCGTATGTCTACTGTTTATGCTTGTGTGCGTCTACTTGGCGACACGATTAGCTCTTTACCACTCAGCGCCTACGTGCGCCGCGGGCGTAACAGAATCCCATACGCTGCCATCTATGGCTCGCAGCCAAACTGGGTGAACAACCCAAATCCAGATTCCACACGCCTAGAGTTCTACGAGCAAGTCATCGCCTCTTTAAACCTTCACGGCAACGCTTTTGTTCTAACCGTGCGTGACGAAATCGGTGACGTGGTTGAGCTTTACTGCATCAACCCGCTCAACGTTCGAATCAGGCGCAAGTCCGCAATGGACGAGGTCACCTACGAAGTGACCGTTGGACAAAACAGCCAGAGCGCACAAAACGGTTTTTATGACAATGTTCAGCCGATTGACGCTGCTACCAAAGTCATGATTTTGACCAAGCGCGAGATGTTGCACATCCCGATGTTCAGGCTGCCTGGGCAACTGCTTGGACTTGGTCCGATTGGCGCCGCTCGCATCACTTTAGGCTCTGCCATGGCGGCTGAAGTCTACGCCGCTAGCTACTTCGGCAACGCGGCCAATCCAGGTGGCGTTATTGAGGCCATGGGCGAGCTGACTGAAGAGCAGATATCCGACATCGCACGCAACTGGAACCTGTCGCACACTGGCCCGTACCGTGCTGGCAAGCTTGGCATTTTGACTGGTGGCGCTACTTTCAAGCCGCTCACATTAAATGCCGCCGACGCCCAGCTCCTCGAGGTGCGCCGCTTTGGAGTCGAAGAAATCGCTCGCCTTTTCCGCGTTCCAATCTCACTCCTTGGCCACCCAGTCGCTGGAGCCATGTCTTTTGCTTCCGTTGAAGCTCAGAACTTGTCTTTCGTGCAACACTCGCTGCGTCCACTACTGGAGCGCCTAGAGCAAGCACTCTCACCACTATTACCAGAGTCCGACGGCTTTATCAAGTTCAACCTTGACGCTCTGCTTCGCGGCACAACACTCGAGCGCTACGAGGCTTACACCAAGGGTCTGAATGAGGGGTTTCTCTCAGTCAACGACGTGCACTCTTATGAGGACATGTCACCGATTCCAGAGGGCGACCAGTACAGAGTTCCATTGCAGAACATCGATATCGCAGATGCAAAAGATGTCGGCATGAAGCTTCGAACTGAAATCGCTACCAACTTAATCCAAGTCGGGTTTGAGCCAAAGGCGGTCCTTGAGGCCGTGGGCTTGCCGCCAATGGGCCACACTGGTGTTCCAACAGGTCAGTTGCAACAGGTCTCAACGATTGACCCAGCTGACCCAGCTTCGGTTTATGAGGTCAAGTAGTGCCCTATTTCATCTCAGACAAGCAGAGTGATTGCTCGGGTTGGGCGACAGTTAAACAAGAATCGGACGGCGGCTACACCACAATCGGTTGCCATGATACTAAGCAAGGCGCGGTTGACCAAATGGTTGCCGCTTCTATCGCAGAGGACATGGAACCAGGCGGCGAAGTTCGTGCTGTTGATTTGACAGTGCCGACTTTTATTCGCGAGAACGCAAAACGCGGGTTGGCCTACTATGAAGAAGGTCTTGGGGGCGATGGGTTAGTGCCAGCCACTATCTCAGCGGCAAGAGACATGGCAGCTGGGAACGTCTCAGAAGCCAAAGTGCGAAAGATGGCACCGTGGTTTGCTCGGCATCAAGTCGATGGCCAAGCACCCTCAAACAAAGACTCATCTGACCCAGGCTATCCAGGCGCTGGTTTGGTTGCGTGGCTTTTATGGGGTGGAGACGGCAACTTCTCAAGCAGAACACAAGACTGGGCGCAACGCAAAATCGATGCTTTGAACGCCGAAGCAGACTCTAGGAGAATCATGAAAAAGATTGAACGCCGCACTTATACAGTGCGCAACGTCGAAACACGCCAAGAGGACGACGGCAAAATGCGCCTATCTGGCTACGCTGCAGTCTTCAACGACCCAAGCGTGCCACTGCCATTCATTGAAACCATCGCTCCTGGCGCCTTTCGCAAGACGCTGAGCGAGACGCCCGACGTGCGTCTATTAATCAACCACGAAGGCTTGCCGCTGGCTCGCACCAAGAACGACACACTCAGACTCACCGAGGACGAAGTCGGCCTTAGGTTCGAAGCGGAGTTGCCAGACACTAGCGAAGCTCGAGACCTCTACACGCTCATTGAGCGCGGCGACGTTGACCAAATGAGCTTTGCATTCCGAGTTATACGTCAAAAGTACAACCCTGACCGCACAGAGCGCACCCTGACTGAAGTCTCACTCGCCGACGGGGACGTATCGGTAGTCACCTACCCAGCATACCCAACTACGAAAGTAGAAGCTCGCTTGCAGTTGAAAGCAGCGATTTTGGCAATCAAAGAGGGTCGCGACATCAGCCCTGAAGCCATGACGCTGCTGGACGGCGTGTTTTCGGACATCTCTGAAGGGCATGAGTACATCATGAAGGCCGTTGAAGTAATGGCCGAGTTCATGGCCGTTGAAGACGAGGCTGCAGTTCATGAAGACGAGATTGAAGACGAAATGGAAGAAGAGGCCGCGATACCGCGCTCGATTTCGCTTCGTCTTGCAAAAGCCATCGTCAACAGCACCAAATAACATTCTGCTGGCAGATAGCCCGCAGATACCGAAGTCGGAGCGAGACTCACACCCTGAAAGCGCCGTGAGCACAGTCGCCACCACCTCAAATCCAAACTCATAAGGAGCAGAATACAATGTCATACCTTGACAAAGTAATCGAGCGCCGTGACGCAGTAAAGGTTGAAATGGATGCAGTTCTTGAGGCAGTAGCCGCAGAGAACCGCACCGACCTTACTGCAGAGGAGACCGAGAAGGTTGACACTCTCGTAGAAGAGTCACGTTCACTCGACACAAAAATCGAAAAGCTGAAGACACAAGCTGATGCAGACGCTAAGGTTGCAGAAGTTCGTGCAGCAGTCGCAGCAGTTGCAACACCAGCTTCAACTGGTGGTGCCCGCATCATCTCAGAACCACGCACTTACACTTCACAAGCTGGCGTCTCATTCATCAAGGATGCGTATAACGCCCGTTTCAAGAGTGACTTCGCAGCTAACGAGCGCCTTGCACGCCACATGCGTGAAGAAGAAATCGAGCGCCGCGATGTCGGCACTGGAGCGTTCGAAGGACTCGTAGTCCCTCAATATCTCACAGCACTAGCCGCACCTCTAGCCCGTTCAGGAAGACCCTTTCTAGACGCCGCTACAACCAAGCATGCCCTGCCCGACAGTGGTATGACCATTAATATATCCCGCATGACAACAGGTACATCAACTGCCATTCAGGCGACTGAGAACGCAAGCGTCTCAGAGACTGACGCAGACGATACTCTATTGACTGTTAACGTGCGTACAATCGCAGGACAACAGGACATCTCACGCCAGGCGATTGAGCGCGGCACAGGAATTGATTCATTCATTCTTGCCGACTTGATTCGTTCATGGCACACAACGCTTGACAACCAATGCTTAAACGGCGCTGGAACATCAGGCACAATCCTCGGTCTTGATGGCTCAGGTGGAAATGCTGTTACTTACACAACTGCATCTCCAACAATCAAACTCCTGTATCCAAAGTTGGCAGATGCGGTCCAGCAAGTTCAGACCAATGCGTTCATCAATCCTACCCACTGGATTATGCACCCACGTCGTCTTGCTTATTTAATGGCAGGCGTTGATTCTTCAGACCGTCCTTTGGTAGTTCCAACTGGTTATGGTCCGATGAATGCAGTTGCAGTTGGCGCAGGCGGAACATCATATGGTCTTTCAGGCTATTCATTGATGGGTCTTCCAATTATCACAGATGCGAACGTCGTTACGACTACAGGCGCAAGCTCCAACCAGGACAAAATCTACTGCGTTGCATCACCTGAAATGCACTTGTTCGAGCAGGGTGGTTCACCATTCGCTCTGAACTTCGATGCAACAGGCGCAAGCAGCTTGACAATCAAGACTGTTGTGTACGGCTACGCAGCCTTCACAGCTGGTCGTTACCCACTAGCAGCCTCAATCATTTCAGGCACTGGTTTGGTAGCTCCAACCTTCTAAACGAAGGCCTTTAATACAAGCGCAGGGCAGTTGAGACTCCCCCGACTTTTCTGCCCTGCGCCCATAAAACCAAGAAAGAGGACACAGCGTGGCCCTAACAAACGCGTATTGCACGCTATCTGATTTGAAGACAAGCCTTGCAATCGAGGACATTCAAGACGACACTGGGCTTGAGGCTGCGATTTTGACTGCTAGCCGTATGGTTGACGATTACACTGGCAGATTCTTTTATCGAGACGGTACCACAGCGGTACCAGTGGTCAGATACTTCACGCCAAACGACTGGTGGTTTTGTGCGACAGACGATTTCGTCTCCCTAAGCCAAGTCGCCTCTGACGATAACTTCGACCAGACTTACACCACTATTTGGGCAACGTCCGACTACTTGGTCGAGCCCATTAACAATGCTCGTCGCGGCTGGCCGTACTCACGCCTGATTGCGATTGACTCATACCTTTGGCCTTACAAGCTACCACAGACTGTCAAAATCACGGGCATTTGGGGCTGGCCTTCTGTTCCAGCAGAAATCGCTATGGCCACCAAGCTCCAGGCTTCCCGCTTATTTATTCGCCGTCAGTCGCCTTTCGGCATCGCGGGCACTCCAGACCTCGGAACGGTGCGCCTTTCATCTCGCTTAGACCCCGACGTTGAAGCTTTGATTCGCCCATTCCGCAAGATGAACGGTCTTGTCGCGTGATTCCAAGCGAAATCCGAGACGGCTTAAAAAGCAACCTCAGCGACGTTGACGACCTTCGCTGCTACGACCAAGTGCCAGACGTTATCGTCCCGCCTTGCGCCATTATTGGCCAGCTCGATTTTACTTTTGACCTAGACAACGCCCGAGGCCTTGACCAAGCGAATCTTGATGTGTTTGTTATCGTTCAGCGCTTTTCAGAGAGAGCTGGATTAGACAGACTAGACAAGTACCTGGCTGGTTCGGGCGACTTCTCAATCAAGGCAGCCATAGAGTCTGACAGGACTTTGGGCGGTGCTTGCGATGCGTTGCGAGTTACTTCTGCAGAGTCTGGTACTTATCAAACGGGCGACATCGACTACCTGTCTTATCGCTATCGAATCACTGTATACGGTCAAGGAGACTAAAGATGCAATACACAATCACCTCGGACACCTTGATGGTGCTCAGCAAGAAAAAAGGCGACACCGTTGCCGAAAAAGAATTGCTAGAAGCTGGACTCAATATCGCTGCGCTTGTCAGTGGTGGGCACCTATCGAGCAACGCCCTAACCAAACCACAAGCAGAAGGAGCTAGTAACTAACATGGCCCGTATCGTACTCACAAACGCATTCGTAACAATCAACGCAGTGAACCTTAGCGACCATATCGCTTCGGTTACGCTAAGCACAACCGAGGACATTGTAGAGACAACTGCCTTCGGTTCATCAGCCCGCACCCGAATTGCAGGACTTCTTGACAACTCAATCACCCTTGAGTTCCATCAGGATTATGCTGCTTCCAGTGTCGAAGCAACTATCTACCCATTAATCGGCCAGGCTCCTACAGCTGTTGTCGTCAAGCCTAACGGCTCAACCACCAGCTCAACCAACCCAGCATACACATTCAATGCCTTGGTTTCCGAGTGGACCCCACTTAACGGTGCTATCGGCGAATTAGCCACTGCTTCTGTTACCTGGTCTATCGACGGCGCAATCTCTAAAGCACTGGTTTAAACCGTGCCACGCCTTGTCCTTACTAACGTTGCGGTGACTTTTGGTGCAACTGACTTGTCTAGCTATGTCACGTCAGTCACCTTGGGTTCCACTTTTGACATAGTTGAGACAACCGCGTTCGGCAATACGGCTCGGACTAGAGTTGCGGGCTTGGCTGACAACAGCGTATCGCTAGAGTTCAATCAAGACTACGGGTCAGGTGCGCTGGAGTCAGTCATTTTCCCAACACTCGGCACAGCGGTCTCAATCACCGTCAAGCCAGTTGCTGGGTCGGCGTCAGCCACAAACCCTGCATACAGCTTCAGCGCTTTGGTTTCCGAATGGACCCCGCTCAACGGGGCTATCGGAGAATTAGCCACTGCCTCGGTCACTTGGCCGATCAGCGGCGTTATCACTAAAACAACGTAACCTACAAGGGGGAACAAATGGACGGCTTATCAATCAAAGTCAAGACCACAGACGGCGTCGAGGCTTCATACAAACTGACACCTCGAGTCATCGTGGCCTTCGAACAACAGTACGGCAAAGGAATGCCGAAGCTGCTGGGCGAGGAGCAAAAAATCGAGCATGTGTTTTGGCTAGCTTGGAAATCAATGCAGGTCAATAACGTGGTAGTCAAGCCTTGGGGTCCCGAGTTCCTTGACACCATTATCACTGCCGAATTGGACTCTGACGAGTCTTTCGAGTCCACCGAGATAGCTTAACATACACGGTTGCCGCTATCTCGGTGGAGACT